TCTTCTTTGACCGCCAATCCCCTGTCTGTATAACATACACTGCAGCCATATATCAGGAAACTTAATACCAGTGTTATCACTAAAACTTTCACGATACCGCCGCCTCTCTGTTTTTTAACCAAACTTCAAATTCAGCTTGTAGTTTTTTATCCTTGAACTTTCCATCAGGAAGCAGCATACTTTGAAGGCGTTCAACAACGTATTCTCCTAATGATCTAGCAGCATAATTATCTAATATGCCTTCCGATTCAACTTCTACAACTCTGAACTCCTGCATATATCATTGCTCTCCTTTCCTCGTTGAACGCCTAAAAATATAATCTGTACCAGTAATACGATACCTAACTAAATCCAATACGATTTCCAATTCTTCTTCTGTAAATTTATGAAGTATAAGTATCTTTAAAATCTCGTTAACAACACTGTCTATTTGAAGACTTAATTTCCTACTTCCAGCAGGTGTATATCTATCAAAATCAACTTCATCAAGCAGAGATTGAACTTCTCTTAATATGTCTTCATCTTTTTTTAAGCCGACTCTCTTATTAGACGTCTCGCACACAGCCTTATGGTCTGAATGGATCATTAAGCGCCTATTCTTGCCCTGCCTGCCAGCAGGGCTTTTTCCTTTTCTTTTTCGGGATTTCTTTTTTATTGAATCAAACATCACTATCTTCCGCTCCCTTCTTGCCTGTGTTTTTCGTCTAGATATCTTTCTGCAAATTCTTCCTCTGTCGTTGTCGCCACTATCCCTGTAAATCGCTTTAGTGCTTCCTGTTGTAGATATACTCTGAGTGCCTGATTTAGCAAACCATTAAAGCTTATTCCAATTTCCTTTGCTAAAATAACTGCCGCTTCATACGTTTCTTCCGGCACTCTAAACAATATTTGTTTTCTCATAAGTCCACTTCCTTTTGATATCCATTTTCTTTCATATTGATATCCTAGCACTGTGTTGATATCCTGTCAACTCTTTTTGATATCCAAAGGAATGTTTTTGTTTTTTGTGTCCTTATGATATAATATTGATATCGTTAAGGAGGTGTTTATATGGTTGAAAACCGTCCTAATCCCTATTCACTTAGAATAGATCCCGAAGTTATGGATAAAATAAAGCAATTAGCACAAGAAAACTCTCGTTCCGTCAATAAAGAGATTGAGTATGCTTTACGACAATATATTCGTCAGATTGAATCAAAACAAGAATAAGCTCATTCAAGGTAATGCCTCGCCGCTTCGCTTCCTGTTTTAACTGCTCATGTAGTTTTACAGGTAGGCGGAGCGTTATTTGTTTTATCTCCATAACTTTACTCCCCTTCCTGCCTGTGTTTTTCATCTAAATAAGCCTTAGCTAATTCGTCTTCTGGCAAACTAGCATATTTTTTTATAAATTCTTCCTCCGGCATACTTTTGACAATCTTAATAAGCGTAAGTAATGCTTTAATTTGTTCAGCAGTTAACGGTTTATTTTTATCCACGGCATATCCCTCTTTCTAAGTTGATATACCAACCGAAACTGTGATATAATGTTCTCGTCAGCTTCGGCTGGCTCCAAGAAACACTCGCTAAACTTTTCCAGGGTTCCGGCGGGTGTTTCTTTTTTATTCTTTGTTGTTTTTAAACAACATCTTTTTCAAAAAAAATTGTCTCTATTTCGCAATTAAGCGCATCAGCAATTTTCCTAGCGACTAAAATACTAGGTATTGCTTTACCATTTTCAATTTGTGTTAAATGCACTCTACTTATACCAGCTTTATCTGCCAAACTCTTTTGAGATAGCTTCTTTTTTTGTCTTATATTTTTTAAATTATTCATTGTCTCACCGCCTGTCGTTGTTTTTACTTTACACGTCAATTATAAATAGCTTATCATATTTTGTCAAGCAAAAACAACAGTTTTTTATTTCCTTTTTGTTTAGTATAGTTTACAATATTCTGAGGAGGTGTAAACTATGCCTAACGAATTTTCTGAGTTTATACGAGCAAAACGTGGGAATATGTCTTTACGCGAATTTGCTAAATTATGTGGTAATCTTAGCCATACTCAAATCGACAGTATAGAAAAAGGTTTTGACCCAAGAACATCTAAACCAGTTAGCCCAACTATAGACACATTAAATAAAATAGCAAAAGGAATAGGTGTATCTGTTTCTTATCTGGCTGCATTGGCAGTTAATGAGCCATATTCAGATCCATTACGTTTAACACTATTGGAAAAAAAACGTATAACAAAGTGTCGCCAACTTAGCCCCGATGATGTAGAAGACATCGACGAAATGATTGATTTTAAATTAGAGAAAGCTTTAAGAAAAGAAAGAGCTATACAAAACGCGGTAATATAATATTTCCAAATTTCTGGCATAAACATAAATAAAATTTATCTTAATAACATTATATAAATTTAACCGTGTCGAATTCGAGACGGTTAAATTCGCGCCCGAATTTTTTATTTACATCAAAAAGATTATCACTAATACAGGAGGTCCTCTAAATGAAAAAGATAATTTTGATTCTATCACTTTGTTTAAGTCTATTAGGATTATCATCTATAACTTATGCTGCCGAGTGGAATTGGATAGCCTCAAACGATAGTACTACCATTTCTTTTGATAAAGACAGTATACGTAAATCAGAAGATGATAAATATTTTGCATGGATAAAATACGAACATACAGAATCAGAAGGGGCTAAAATATCAGACGATTTAAAACTTGCTGAACCTATTTCTTATCAATTACATAGGTTGGAATTTGATTATAAAAATGAATCTATCAAAACACAGTCAGTAGTTATTTATGATAAAAATGGTACTACTTTAGCAAGTTATACCGATAAATATTCCCTTGAACGATTTGAACCTATTATTCCTGGTTCTATCGGTGAAAAAATTTTTTATGCAACTTTTGCGGAATATCAGAATAAATATGGGAAAGTTTAGGAAACATCATTCTGATAAAATAAAAAGCCCGCTATCTATGAAGACAGCAGGATAGTGACCAATCGCCAACGATTGTAGTCCTTTCATCTGATAATTCTATCATATCTATCTTACTTTTTAAAAGGAGTCATACATAAATGATTAACAGTATTCAATATACACAAGATACTCAAGAAGATTTATACAACTTACTTAAAATTTTAAAGTTACCAGTACGAATACTTAATAATAACATGAATTATTGGTTTGTGCGGACAGAATCTGGCAAATATTATAAAGATTTTTTGTTTAATAGTTATATTGCTGTTGGTTGGAACTATATTAATATTTTATCCAAAGATAACGATGACGAAAAAACAATAAAACTCATTAAAGAAAAATACCCCGATGCTATACCAGGAAGAGTTCTGAATCCTATTAAACGTTTTTGTCAAGAAATGCAACCCGGTGATTTAGTTATAATACCAAGTACATCTTCTGCAACTTTTGCTTTTGGTATTATAAAATCTGATCCATATATAGAAACTATAAAAGAACAATATGTTAGTGATGATCTTTCAGTATCATGTCCATATATTAAAAGAAGAACCGTTAAATGGTTAAGTTCATTAGAAAGGCATCGGTTAGACCCAAATTTATTTCAATTTTTCCGAGCACATCAAACCATTTCTAACGCTACCAGATATGCAGATTATATAGACAGAACTTTAAATACATTATACATAAAAAATGATATTGCTCATATAATTTTAGACGTATGTACTCAAAAGAATATTCCAGCTAATAAATTGATTAAATTTATTTCAGGATTACTGAACTATTTGAACAAAGTAACAGACGACCCTACCGCTTCAAATGATATAGATATAAAGCTAAACGTACAATCTCCTGGCATATTAGAATTCATTGGTTCACCTATAAAAATCGCTATTATAGCTCTAATATTTCTTTTCATTGTCGGTGGAGAGGCCAAATTTAGTAAGCAGGGATATGATATTGAATTCAGCCTCAAAACTCAGGGCTTAATTGAAAAAGGAATACAATACTATGAACGAGTATTAAAAGAAAATATAGATCCTTCTGAACTAAAAGATGAAATTGAACAATTAAAAATAAAAGACCCAACAGGTATACCGCGGGTCTAAACTAATTGATTATTATATTTTTTCTTATTATCAAAAATACAACAATTATAAAACTTACATACCATCGTACTTTTTTAAATTCATTAATATAATCATTCACTCCATAATACACTATCAAACTTAAAACAAGATTTAAAAGTGATATCAGCAAGGCTAAAACACTAATATATGAAATTATTTCTATAATCATAGTGTTATCCCCCTTCTGAAATGACTATGTATTTTCCCACTTCACCTAATTTATTCAATTTTATTTTATCATACTAAAAAAAAAAATCCAACCCAAATCACTTCTCCATCAATACTAAGAATCATAAAAAATGGCCCCGCTGTCATATAGACAACGGGGCACCGACCGACCACGTATGGTAACGGTCCATACATCTGATTATATTTTATCGTACTTATCACTAAAAATCAATACGTCAAACAAATAGTTAGGAGTTGTTTTTATGTCAAATGCCGTTATATACGCCCGCTATTCTTCCGGGCATCAGCGTGAAGAAAGTATTGAGGGACAGATTAGAGAATGCACAAATTTTGCAAAACGTAATGGCCTAACTATTGTCGAACACTATATAGACAGAGCAATTAGCGCCAAAACCGATGATCGTCCGTCATTTCAACAAATGGTAGCTGACAGCAGCAAAAAAACATTTGATACAATCATAGTCTACACATTAGACCGCTTTGCTCGTAATCGCTATGACAGTGCTGTTTACAAAGCGAAGTTAAAAAGAAACGGCGTTCGAGTATTATCTGCTAAGGAAAATATCACCAGCGATCCTTCTGGAATTATTCTTGAAAGCGTTTTGGAAGGTATGGCAGAGTATTATTCGGTAGAGCTTGCACAAAAAGTAAAGCGCGGTATGACAGAAAATGCGTTAGCCTGCCGCTGGGCTTCCGGTAGAATACCTTTCGGTTACACCATTGATGCCGATAAACATCTTCATCCGGACCCCGCGTTAGTACCTATCGTTCAAGAAGCTTTTGAAATGTACGCCGCCGGGGCTAAAATAGTCGATATCGCAAGAAAAATCAACAGTTATCATGTCGTCACTGGTATGGGTAATAAATTCGGTCGTTCCAGCTTTGACCGGATGATAAGATCAGAAACTTATATCGGTGTATTTAAGTGGAACGATATCAGAAAAGAAAATGCTATACCGCCAATTATCACGCCAGAACTTTTTTATAAATGCCAGGCTAGATATAATGCCCGCAACAGAAAAAATGTGGCTCGCCCCTCGGCTATTTACCTTTTGTCAGGAAAACTACGCTGTGGATGCTGCGGTGGAAGCATGTGTGGCATGAGTGGCAAAAGCAGAAACGGTACTATGCATTATTATTATTCTTGTTATTCAACTCGCCGCCGGACTTCCCATTGTGATATAGGAAATATACGTCGTGATGAAATTGAACATATTATTGCAGCACACGCCGCTTCCATTTTGAAAAAACCAATAAATTTAGACATTATTGCTAATCAAGCTTTAAAAACTAATAACAGCGTAAAAAACTATCGTTTAGAAAGCCTGATTCAACAAGAAAAAGACCTTACCCAGAAACTAGAAAACTGCATGAAGGCTATTGATCAAGGTTTGGTATCTATTACTTTAATGGATCGGATCAAACAATATGAAGCTGACTTACAATCAGTCAAAAATGATATCTCTCTTGAAAAAATAAAATCTAATCCAATCCAAGTTACCAAAGAACATATTATTTTCTTTTTAGAAAAATTTGCACTCCTAGAAGGTGAAAAATTTAAGGATCGTATCATTTCCACAATGGTAAGAGATATCGTAATAAAAAAAGAAAAAGACGGCAACTATTTAGTCACCGTCCAATATAATTATGCGAATTCCAAAGAACTTCCTAACGAAGAAAGCTATTCTGTTCCTGAATCTATTGGTTCGCAAGATGTTGAGTTGGTGGACAATAGCGGAGTCGTTACGAACAGACTGAGGTTTTACCCGTATTATTTT